TATAAGTATTACGAATTTTATACATTATAACTTGACAAAATCATTTTTTTGTGATATAATATACTATGGATTTAGAAAAACTACAAGAAGAAGCAACTAAAGATTTACAGATAGACGATACAGAACTTGATATGGAATCAGTTCGTACACCTATCATTCACAACAAATATCTCAAATATCTTTCTAAATTTTCATTACTTCTAAAGAAAGCGGAAGACGATTATGATGTTCTTGCCAAAGACAAATGGGAATACTATACTGGTAAAGCAGATGAATCTGTTTACAGAGAGAAACCATTTGACATTAAAATTCTTAGACAAGATGTTGACAAGTACATTAAATCAGATGCAGACTTAATTAAACTATCACAAAAAATAACTTATCTTCGAACAGTTATAAATTATATAGAAGGCATCATTAGAAATATTAATAATCGTACATTTAATATAAAGAACGCAATCGAATGGAAGAAATTCACTCAAGGATCAATATAGAAAAAGTTGATGAAGTTTATATCAAAGTACGATGTGAACCTCATATAGCTGCAGAACTATCAGAGTTTTTTACTTTTGAAGTTCCTGGCGCCAAGTTTTCACCACAATATCGTAATAGAGTATGGGATGGTAAAATCCGTCTGTATGATAAAAGAAACGGTAAATTATATGGTGGTTTACTTGCCTATGTCCGTGAGTTTGCAAAACAGAATGACTTAGAAGTAGTGCAAGAAAAAGATGTTTATACATCGACAAAGATTGATGTTAAAGATGTCGAAGGATTCTGTAAGTCTTTAAAACCCAAATCGCAAGGGAAAGATATTGAAGTCAGAGATTATCAAATACAGGCAATCTATCAATCACTCAAACGACACAAGTTATTATTACTATCACCAACTGCCTCTGGTAAGTCACTCATCATTTATTCGATAGTTCGATTTCATCAAATGGCAAATCGTAAGACTTTAATCATTGTACCAACAACATCTTTAGTTGAACAAATGTATTCAGACTTTGCAGATTATGGTTGGGATGTGGATAAATATTGCCATAGAATCTATCATGGTTATGATAAAGATGTGGTCAAAGATGTAGTGATATCGACATGGCAATCTTTAGCAACTTTAGATAAAAACTATTTTCAACAATTTGAATGTGTGATCGGTGACGAGGCACACAATTTTAAAGCAAAGTCGTTAACAGGTATAATGACTTCTTTAAATAATGCAAAGTATCGTATTGGTACCACTGGTACTTTAGACGGTACAAAAACACACAAATTAGTTTTAGAAGGTTTGTTTGGTACTGTGTATCGTGCAACTTCTACAAAAACACTGATTGATAAAAATCAATTAAGTAAATTGACAATTAAATGTCTGGTATTAAAACACAATGAAAGAGATAGACGACACATACGAAACGCAACTTATCAAGAGGAGATGGAATATCTCACAGGACACAAAGTACGAAATAATGTTATTCGTAAGCTTTGTTTGCGCCTTACTGGTAATACTCTTGTTCTGTTTCAGTATGTAGAAAAACATGGAGTACCCCTATATGAAAATATTAAAGAAAAAGTTAGTGAAGGCCGTAAAGTCTTTTTTGTTTATGGTGGCACTGAAACTGTGGATAGGGAAAAAATTAGGGCGATTGTCGAAAATGAAAGTAATGCAATCATTGTGGCCTCTTACGGAACTTTTAGCACTGGAATTAATATTCGTAATCTTCATAATGTTATATTTTCTAGTCCAACCAAATCTAGGATAAGAAGTTTACAATCGATTGGTCGAAGTCTAAGACAATCAGAATCTAAAACAGATGCGACATTATATGATATTGCAGACGATATGTCTATTGGTTCTTATAAGAATTTCACACTTCATCACTTTTCAGAACGCATAAATATTTACAATGAAGAAGAATTTGAATATTCTATTCATAATGTGGAGTTAAAATGACACCAAAAGATTTAAAAATAATCAAGTTGTCAGGTGGTGAACAAATTATTTGTTATGTGACACACGAAGAAGGTTCCGCCTTTGTTCGATTAGTTGAACCAATGGAACTTAAAATACATTCTAATATAAATGATTATGGTGCTGTTGACGAAACAATCTGTTTAACTGATTGGGTACATCACTCATATGATAATGTCTTTTCCATTCATAAAGATAGAATAATGACTATCGCAAGACCAGACGATTCCTTACAAGATTATTATGTGACCACAAAAGAGAAATATGACAATATTAAAAAGATAAAAGAAGCAGAAAGAAAGACAGAAAAGTCCCTTCAAATGTTAGAAGATTCTTATAAAAGTGGGAATAAAAAGTTGACAAGGAAAGAGTTATATGATATAATCTCTGGTAAGATAACCAAACACTAATCTCTGAAGCAGGGACATACAGATTATAACAGAAAAAAAAGTGTATGTCAAGCAAAAAATTTAATTGAATTTTAACAAAAAGTATGATATAATATGAACATGAAAAAGAAAACCGAACATTATGTAGATAATAAAAAGTTTCTTTCTGAAATGGTGAAGTATAAGGATATGTGTGCCAAGGCTGAAAAGAAAGGCAGACGACAACCTCCTATTACAAACTATATGGGTGAATGTTTTTTAAAGATAGCAAATCATCTATCTTATAGACCGAATTTTATTAACTATACCTACAAAGACGATATGATATCTGATGGTATAGAAAACTGTTTACAATATGTTTCTAATTTCAATCCTGAAAAATCAAATAATCCATTTGCATATTTTACACAGATAATTTACTATGCATTTATTCGTAGGATTCAAAAAGAAAAGAAACAAACCGAAATCAAACAAAAACTAATTTCTAAATCTGGTATTCAAGAATATGAAACAATAGACGGAGATAATACAAACTATACAAATTCATATGTTGATTATATGCAAAGAAATATGCCAGAAGAAAAAGAAAAGAAACCTAAAGAAAAGAAAGTAAAAAAGAAAACTAAATCTAAACTTGAATTGTTTATGTAATGAAAATAGCGATAATTGCTGATACCCACTTTGGTGTTAGGTCAGATAGTCCTGCCTTTGCTGAGTATCAATATAAATTTTTACAAGATATATTTTTTCCATATCTACAAAAGAATAATATCAAACATCTAATACACTTAGGTGATGTTGTTGATAGACGAAAGTTTGTGAACTTCAAAACATTAAGTGATTTTAGAAATAAGTTTATGTTACCTTTGTGGGATATGAAAATTGATACACACATCATTATCGGCAACCACGATACTTATTACAAAAATACAAATGAGATTAATGCACCCATAGAGTTATTTACAACATATGATGGTGTACACGAACCTTTCATTTATGATAGACCAAAGATAATAACACTAGACGATGTTCGATTCTTAATGTTACCATGGATCTGTCCTGACAATGCAGCTCAAACTAAAACAATGTTAGAACAAGAAAGTGCTGATGTTGTTTGTGGTCATTTAGAGATTGCAGGATTTGAGATGTTAAATGGTATGACTAATACACATGGTTTAGATAAGAAGTATTTAAAAAGATTTGAGAAAGTATTTACAGGTCACTTTCATAAGAAATCAGACGATGGTCATATCTATTACCTTGGTGCACCATATGAAATGGTTTGGAATGACTATAAATGCCCTAAAGGATTTCATATCTTTGACACAGAAACAAGAGAGTTGGAACGCATTGCAAACCCTTATAGGATACATCGAAAAATCTATTATAATGATGATACAGACAATTATTCTGAATTTGACTACTCCGAGTACAGAGATTCATATATTAAGGTTATCGTAGAGAAAAAGAAAGATTATTATATGTTTGATCGTTTCTTAGATGGTTTCTATAAGATGACTAATATACACGATTTAAAAGTCATAGAAGACTACTCAGACCTAGACGCTTCATCTGTCGAAGATGATATCGCAGAAAAGGCTGAAGATACAACCACACTCTTAGATAACTATGTCGAACAATTAAATACAAAGTTAGATAAGAGTAGATTAAAAACATTGATGAGAAGTTTATACACAGAAGCAAACGATATTGATTTATGATTATAGTATCAGCATTAAAAGAAGAAGTCAGTAAAATAAATCAACCTATTCTTTTAACAGGTGTTGGGAAAATTAATGCAACACTTAAACTAACAAAGTATATTATGGAACACAGACCTAAACTTGTAATTAATTATGGTACTGCCGGTTCTATTATACACGAACAAGGAAAGATTATTGAGGTTGGTAATATTTTGCAAACAGATATGGACGCAACTGAATTAGGATTCGAACAGTATCAAACACCTTTTGATGATCGAATGTTATCAAATGGTCAATCATATTATATTTGTAGTACATCTGATAGGTTTGTTTCAAACATTACTAGACAGTTTGATTGTTATGATATGGAAGCTTATGCGATTGCGAAAGTGTGTCGTTTCTTTAATGTGAAGTATCGTGTGTTCAAATATATTAGTGATTCTGGTGATTCAAGTGATTGGGAAAAGAATTGTGAAAAAGGACAAGAGTTATTTGTAAATAATATTTTACCAAGGTTAAATCGTGATATTTTTTAAAAAAGTTAAATGGAAGAATTTTCTTTCAACCGGTAATACATTTATCGAAGTTGATTTAAATAAGAATCATACAACACTGATTATAGGTGAGAATGGTTCTGGTAAATC